GGTTTTGTCTGTAAATGAAATTAATGGAATTACTTTTGTCATTTCTTTTTAATTTATTGGTTGTGTGTCTCTTTTCACTTTTCTAAACCTATCAAATACTTGAGTAGGTGTTAATCCTGAGGCGAACAACTGCCATCTGAATACTTGGTTATTTGAACGCTTATCGAAATAATCGAATCCGTTTAGTTCTTGAGTAAATTGTATGTAGTTCATATCACAAATATATAAATAATTATTAACATAGCTACAATCGCTATTAAAAAAAGTTTAATCGTTTCGGTTTTGGCGTTCATATTTATCGTGTATTGATTTCCAGTACGCTTGTTTTTGTGGGGTATTTTTCCATATAAATCCAACAATTAATGCGCCACGTAGTGAGTATGCTTCTCTTGTTAACATTTCCTCGTCTGTATTCTCAAGCGCAAGTTTTCGCTCTTCTTCGGTTAGGTCGTTAAACCATTCTTTTATTGTTTTCATAGTTGTTATTTATACTGATTTTAAATAATACCAATAAAATTATTATTGCAATCGAACTCGAAGTTAAACTTTAATTCCATAGTAAAAATACTCGATGTCTGCTTTTAGTTCTTTTACTTTTGGATTGTTTGGCTCTGTTATAATTAATTTATTATAGTCTTTTATTTTTTGGTCAATTGAATAAGTTATTTTTGATTTAGCCATTATTTTATAGAGTGAATTAACATATAAGCATCTCTTTGCTCTTGATTAGTTCTTTGTTCTATTTTAGTTATTTGTCTAAAAAAATCAGCGTTTACCTTTGAGCGCGTGGGTTTTATTTGATAGTATTTTATTTCTAAATATCCGCACATTTCAATTAGCTTTTTTGAAATTTCGTGATTTGCGCCAGTACGTTGTCCTATTTGTGCATTTATTGAATTACTTCCATTTGTTTTATGCCAGTTGGATTTATTTAAAAACCCACATTCAATATAAACTTCAATATTTTCTTTTCCTATCGTTTCAGTAAGTTCTTTTAATTTATCAAATATTTGAAAAAAAGTTAAATTAGATAATATAATTTCTTTTCCTTTTTTAAAAGCAACTCCGCTTTTTGTAACGTCAGGGTCAATACCTATTATTATTTTTTGCTCTAACATTTTACCATTTTATTATAAATTTCGATTGCTTTTTCTTTTTCATCAGCTGGTAGTTTGTGCAATGCATAACGATATGGATTGCCAAATTTATTATTTCGCTTAATCATTTGAGTTTCTAATTTTAAATTATATTTTTTTCCTAAATTAGAAACCCTTGTTCTAAATCCTGATAGTGTTGGAAAATCAAAAATAGATACGCTGCCTTGAAGTATTAAAGTTAATAAAACTTCTTGAATATTTGATTTTGGATATTCAAAACCTTGAAATAATTCTAATTGTTTTTTCATTATTGTTTAGTTTAAGTTGATTGTAAATAAAATTTTTCTTTTTAAATATTCTTTTTCAATAGCTATAAAATAATCATAATGTATTTTACCATTTATAAATAATTCACAATGATAATCATATAGTCTTAATAATAAATCATACTCCATTTTAAAAAGGTATTTTGTCTTCTTCGTTATATGGAATATCGTCAAAAACTCCTTTTAATTCATTTATAGATATTAATTTAAAAGGAGATATTTCTTCTAATAAATCACTTTCGTTTAATTTATTTTTATTTTTATTATAATCTATTAAGTTTTCAGTTTGTGGTTCTAATCCACGTTCATAATAACGACCTGATGGCTTGTGATAATCAAAGTCTATATTTGCGCCTATTTCTCCCTGAAAAGAATATTTTGTTTTTAAATTAATAAATGTTGTATATGGTTCTTCCCCAAAAAAACGATAAATGCAAAATCCATCATGTGTTTGATTTCTAAAATCAGCACTTCCTGAAACATCATAAAGAGTTGGTTTTTCATATATGCCATTTTCTTTTTTCATTTTAGTAGGATGAGCAATAACAATAATTAACACATTATTTTGTTGAGCAAATTGTGTTAAACGTGAAAGCGTTAAACTTATATTTTCTCTTTCTGTTTTATTGCCATTATGTTCTACTTTGTTCCATGCATCAATAACAAAAATATTTATACCAAAAGAGTATATTTGTTCTCTAAATTTTTCAAATATCCAATCCCACGTAGCAAACTCTCCATTTTCAGGGCTTGTTAAATATAGTTTTTGATTTGCCCAATCGTGAAATTGCATTATATCTAATTTAGATACTTTTTGCGTATTTTCAATTTCATAAAAATAATTTTTCCCTATTACCTTTTGAACAAAAGAGCTCATATGTAACTCCATAGGCTGATGTTCAGGACTAAAAAAACTTGCTTTTAAATCATTTTCAAGTAAGTAATTTAAAACTAACCATTCTGTAAAATTTGATTTTCCGTGCGATGGTATTCCAGTTCCTATGCATAAATGACCAAACATTAATTTAAAAATTCTGTTTAAACCACTTAAAGAAGTGTTTTTAACTTCTATACAATTAGGAAGTCCGTTATCATATAAAGTTATCATTTTATCAATTAAATCATCAGTTGTAAAAGTTCCTGAAACTGGATATTTCTTTGTATTATAAATAGTTTCTTTTAAAATGTTATTTTTCAAATCATCATTAGCATCTTTCCCATTAAATAAAACTCTTTCGCATCTATAACGCCCTAAACGTTGAGCAATTTTTTCAGCTACACTATTACCGCTTTCATCATTATCAGTTGCTATGTAAAACTTTTTAATCTCCTTTAAATATTTTTCAGAATTAATCCAATAGTTATCATTATCATTTGCTCCGTTAGGAATTGAAATAGCATTTTTTATTCCAATTTCGTAAAGTGCCATAACATCAAACTCGCCCTCAACAATATAAACTTCATCTTCTCCGATAATTGAATTAATATTATAGAAAATTGGTTTACCATTTTTTGATTGTGTGAATTTTTTATTACCTGAACGATATTTTTTATTGACTAAAACATCTCCCTCAAAATAATTAAACACAACATTGTTTACCTCTTTATTTATTGATGGTTGATAGTATTTTTCTTCTGAAATGTCAAAATGTTTTAAAGTATATTGATTTATTTTTCGTTCATTCTCACAATATTTCACAAGACTATCAGAAAGATTTGTATAGTTTTTCCACTCCTGACTTGGTAATGTATAATTTGACTTAACTATTGATTTTTGAATACTATCTCTAAAAAATAAAGCATTACAACCATCGTTAAAACATTTAGCTGTACCATTATTAAACCAAACCATTAATGATTTATCGGATTTATTTTTACGTGTATCTGTACAAATAGGACATTTTATTTTTGCTGTTCCACTTGTTTTATTTGTTTGGATTAAATCCCAATTTTGTATATTACTCATTATGCTGGACTATCAAAAAAAGGTTTAACTTTAGTATTTTTTTGCTGATTTAACCAATTTACAAAATGACTTGCAAATTCATTTTTATTTACTTTAATATCAAATTTTAAATCTAAATCTTTTTTAAACTCAAGAAGTTTTGTTTTTACCTGAATTAAAGAAAATTTATTTATGTTTTGCATTGCGCAAGTTTCTAACCAGCTTTCAGAATTTAATAACTCGGTATAAAAAATAGAATTATTGTTTTGTTTATTGTTAATTGGTATATTTGTTTCTTGTTTATTTATACTATCAATGCTTTGTATAGTGCTTTCACTTTGCTTTGTATAGTGCTTTATCAATGCTTTGTCAAGTGCTTTATCAAGTGCTTTGCAATTTTCTTTCAAAGCAATTATATTTGAACTATACTGATTTTTTGAATATTCTATTACTTCAAAAAATCCAAATTCAACCAATTCATCAAAAGCTTTTTTAAATACTGAATAGCTTTTTATTCCAGTAGCTTCTAAAACCATTGATGTTGGAAATCCAAACTTTTTTTTCCACCCAAGCCTATTACAATGTTCTAAAGAAAAATAATAAATAGCACAATGGTTAGGTTTTATTTTTTCTGGATTATTAAATGCAAAATTCCAAAAGTATCTATTTAAATCAAATATATTCATAATATGCTATATTAAAACCTTTTGGGTAATAGGTTTGATTTTGTTTTATTAATTCGTGTTCTATTTTAGTTTCTAAATTTCTGTTAAAAAAGTTTATTTTAAATTCAGAATAATGATGTAGTAAGTAAAATTTAAATATTGATACATCTTTTTTTAATTCTTTATCAATTAATGTTTTATTATTTGAATTATATAAATGCTGTTTTAATCTTGCTAAATAATCAATAGACTTACCAATATATTTTTTATTAGTTTTTATGTCTATAATCAAATAAAAACCCCCTTTTGAATAATCATTAGTTCTTTTAACTTTGTAGTTTAAGATAGTATTTAAATCTATTTCAATCATTATAAAATACGTAAAAACCCTAAATCGTTTGGCTATTGTGGAACACGCCTCCCGATTTAGGGTTTAATATTTTTAGAGTTGTTTTAATTATCAGGTTCCACTCCAATAATTATAAAAGCAAATATACAATAATTTTAAATATAAACAAATATTTTTTAAAT